TAATGGCTATTACATATAGAGGTGAGCGTTTTTCTGGTTATAATAAGCCCAAGAGAACGCCGGGTAAGAGTAAGAAGTTTGCTGTTCTTGCCAAGGAAGGTGACGACGTAAGGTTGGTTCGTTTTGGCGACCCCAATATGAAGATTAAAAAGAACATTCCGGCTAGACGGAAGAGTTTTCGCGCTCGTCATAAATGTGACGAGAAAAAATCTAAACTTACGGCTGGTTACTGGTCGTGCAAGAAATGGTAGGAGATTATTATGCCTATGGGAAAAGGAACTTATGGTTCGAAAGTTGGTCGTCCACCCAAGAAGACTAAGAAGAAAAAGAGCAAGGGAAAGAAAAAGTAATGGCGAAGGGTGTTAATCATTACTTTCGTGATGGCACGAAGCACACTGGCGGTATGCACAAAATGCCGAATGGTGAGATTCATAGTGGTGCAAGGCACACTAAGAATAGCAAAAAACTTTTTCATTTTTCTGAGTTATCAGAAGCGTCAAAGAAAAGGGCAAGAAAAAGGGTATGACAAATCAAGTTTATTTTCAGACGGTATTTAGCCGTAATCGTGCTGCTGAGAAGTTGGCTGCTGAACAGGCCGAAAAGCAAGAGCAGCCCAAACCCAAGAAGCGGGGTCGCCCTCGCAGGAAGGAAATCAAATGAATTGCCCCCACTGTGGATACCCAAATCCGAATGGCTATGAAGGCTTGTGTAAGTCTTGCCGGAAGCCCCTTGCTACTGCACCTGTAACTGTGGCAAAAAAGACACAGGAAGTTGTGGAAAAACCTAAGAAGGTTGCAACTAAGTCAACAGGGAAAGCGGGAACTAAAAAATCCGCTAAAAAGTAAATGGCTAAAATCAGCGACATTGAATTTCAGGCTATCGTCCGTAACGAGATTGAACAGGCTCTTGGTTATTATGACACTGAGTTTTCTCAAGACCGTATTGATGCGATGGATTACTACCTTGGCGAACCCTTTGGCAATGAGCAAGAGGGTCGCTCTCAGGTAGTTAGCACAGAAGTCTCCGACACTATTGAACACATTATGCCGAGCCTGATGCGTATATTTGCTCAATCAGATGAGTATGTGCGCTTTGCCCCTAAAGGCCCAGAAGATGTTGCAATGGCAGAACAAGCCAGCGACTACTGCAACTGGATTATTAACAATGACAATCCCGGTTTTGAGATTGTTCATAATTGGTTCAAGGATGCTCTCCTGCAAAAAATGGGTGTCGTAAAATACTACTGGGATGAGACTGCTGAAATGCAGACCGAAGAGTATGAGGGTCTGAATGAGCAGGAACTGACCATTATTGTTTCTGACCCTAATGTTGAGATTGTGAGTCAATCTGAAAAAGTTGTTGGTGAGGATATGGAGTTGCCGGATGGTAGCGTTATCCCCGCGCCGATTTCTTATGACATTAAGGTGCGACGCACAAATGTATTTGGTCGCGTTGCGATTGAGAATGTTCCGCCGGAAGAGTTCTTGATTGGCAAGAGAGCCAAGTCTCTTGAGGATGCTGATTTTGTTGCTCACCGCACAACCAAGACTGTGAGTGACTTGGTTGAGATGGGTTATGACAGAGATGAGGTTGAGGCTTATGGCGGATATACAGACCTTGAAATATCAGAAGAACGCACAAGCAGGTTTGAAGACCTTGAGACTAACGCTGACTTCGACAGCCTTGACCCCGCGATGCGAGAGGTCTTGGTCGTGGAGTCATACATTCGCACTGATTACGATGGTGATGGTATTGCTGAGTTCCGTCGTGTTCTAACGATTGGCGAGGGTCATCATATTCTTGAAAACGAAGAGTTTGACCATATTCCGTTTGCCATTCTTTCTCCGATTTTGATGCCGCACCGAGCCATTGGACGTTCTGTTGCAGAGTTGGTAATGGATGTGCAGTTGATTAAGTCAACACTGATGCGTCAGTTGTTGGATAACATCTACAACACTAACAATTCCCGCGTTGTTGCGGTTGAGGGTCAGGTAAATCTTGATGACCTGCTGACTAACAGACCGGGCGGTATTGTTCGCGCTCGTGCGCCGGGTATGGTTCAGCCTCTTGCTGTGCCGGAAGTATCGCGTTCTGTGTTCCCGGCACTTGAGTATATGGACAGACTGAAAGAGCAGCGCACTGGCGTAAGTCGTCAATCAATGGGGCTTGATGCTGATGCGTTGCAATCCACAACAGCTACGGCTGTTGCTGCGATGACTTCTGCAAGTCAGGGTAAGATTGAGATGATTGCCCGTGTCTTTGCTGAAACAGGTATGCGGAGATTGTTCCGTGGCATTTTGCATTTGGTAACTAAGTATGACAACAAGCCGAAAATTATTCGCCTTAATAATCAGTTCGTTCCGGTTGACCCCCGTGAGTGGTCACATACTTTCGATGTCCAGATTAACGTAGGTCTTGGCAACGGAACTCGTGACGAGCAACTTCGCACCTTGTTTTTGATTGTGCAGAAGCAGGAACAAATTATGCAAATGATGGGCCCGAATAATCCTATTGTTAATCCTGTTTTGTATCGTAATGCACTAGCCAAGATTGCAGAACTGTCTGGATTCAAAAACTCTGCCGAGTTTTTTGCAGACCCGCGACAAGCACCCCCGCAACAACCACAGCAACCGCAACAAGACCCAGCTATTGCTATTGAAATGCAGAAGCTACAGGCTGAGTTGGAAATGGACAGACAGAAAATGCAGATGGAGTTTGAACTCAAGAAGCAGAAGATGTTGGCAGACTTGCAGTTGCGTCGTGAGGAGCTTGAGTTTGAGAAACAACTTCGCACTGAAAAGGCTCTTGCGGGACTTGAGATATCCACTAACTTGCCGAGGGTTTAATGGCACTGCCCCCTACAGCACCACTGCCCAGAGTAGATGAGATAGACATTCAGAGTCTATTGAATGTGCCTGTGCCTTCTGTGTCTGGCATTGCTCCGCCCGTGTCGCCAGTGCGTCAGGTTGTGTCGCCATACTCTCGCACCAACTTGCCTGAGTTTATGCGGCAACGTGTTGAGGTTGCGCCCGGCTTGTTTGGGCCATCTCAGGGATTACTTGGTGCTGCACCTATCACTGCACCGCAACAATATATTTCTGAGTATGCTCCGTTAGAGCAAGCCTTCCAAGAAAGTTTTGCTGCTCGTCCTGAGTATTTTGGTGCGCAGTATCAGCCAAGCCCTATGACTCCCATAATGCCAAGCACCCCTGCTATCGGTGACGATAAACCTATGTCATTGGAGCAGGGATTGACAACTGCTGCGGCAATGAAGGCTCTTTATGATGTTAAAGACCCTTTGATTGACTATGGCAAAAGCATTTTTGAATCTGAGCCTGTTCAGGCTATTACTGATGCTGCATTGTTTCCTGCAAAGAAGGCTGTTGATGTTGCGCAGAGCCTTGTGCCAGAGGGTGTCGGAACACAGTTTCAGGAAGCTAAAGACCAGCTGTTAGACAGTATTGACCTGTCATTTGGTTTTGAGACTGGTGATACAATCAAGAATTTGAAGAACCAGTTTGCTGGTGTTAGCGATGCTATTGGCTTTGTGGGGGATATTGAAAACGCAATTACCTCTCCGAGTTACAATACAATGCAGGAGGGCATTAAGGCTGTTGAGGCACTTTATGACTATGTAGATGTGCCTGATATTATTACGGGTGAGCAAGCGCAGATTATTTCACCTGAGTTGCAGTCTAATCTTTTGAACTTTGCCTCTGGTGTTAATGTGTTGGATTTTGCCAAAGACCCATCATCCTCTAAAGCTGCTAGTGCTTATGTTTCTGCTGACCAACTTGCGAGTAATGTGGGAATAGAATTGCCATATACCGAACAGATTAGCCCGATTGCTGACATTGTTGGTGCTGGCACAGCCTTGAAAGGCGGCATTGACACACCGGGTGAAGCAGCACAGGTTGTGAAGGGTTTGTCTGGTGCTGCTGAGTTGGGGCTTATTGGTGACATTGCTCTCACATCTCCTGTAGGCGTTGCTGGCCCTGTGCAACCATTTATGCTGTCAAACCTTTCTGGCCCGTTAACTGCTGCAACTGCTTTGCTTGCCGCCCCGGCTCTTATTGAGGGCGGTGCTGCTGGTGATATACCTAGAGTCGAAAGCACACTTGGGTTTGATAATGGAAATCTTATTGTATTAGATACTGCCAGTTATGACTTTGGCAAAAGTGACTTTGTGGCAGGGCAGACAGAAAATGCTCAAGACTTTGTTAATTGGATGCAGAATACACTGAACTATGAGGTTGACCAAAAAGC